CAATATGTCCTCTATTGATGAAAATGAAATTAAATCTTCTGCGATTTGTAGAAAATTAATATCACATCCGGATTCAACTTTTTTAATTGCACCATTATCTCAGAAAAGATACATTAAAAATGATACTTTAGGTGTGTTCATTGTTTTGTCTAACAATAGAATTAACATTACCAATCACGTTTATAATTACGACGTTAATTTAACTCAAACTATCTCCGATAAATTAAATGGTATTTTTGATAAAAAAGTAGAAGGTTTACGTTTAGAATTTGAAACTGAAATTAAAAGTCAAATTAAACATTCATTAACTACCATACTTGGAAAATTAACCTAATTTAATTTTTATATTGTTCTTTAATTATTTTGATAATTAAACCTCTTAACGATTCGTTTTGAGGTTTTTTTGGTTTATAACTAACCATAGTTGGTTTATTACCTTTACCAATTTTTGGGTTTTTCTTTTCTTCTCTACGTTTTTGAGAACAAGCAGATTTTTTCTGACTATCACTCATTTTTCCCGCAACTCCAGCTGCTCGACATTTTGGATAACTTTTTGAGTTTGCGTCCGGTCGACCGCATGGTGGGTGTTTCCCATCAACTTTACGACAAATATTAACCCAAGGTCCTTTTGGTTGTTTAGACCCTTTAGGTTTTTTCTTAGTACCAAACCAAACTGCTAAGTCTTCTTTTAGAATATCTTCTTTGAGAGGACCAACCGCTTTCTTAATTATATCTTCAGGATTTTCAATATCACCAATACTACTTCCTTCATCATCATTTTGGTTTGTGTAGAATTTTTTTAAATATGTGTCTATTTTTGAAAGTTTAACTGTTCTTCTTTCTATTGCTGCTCTTTGTTCTGGTGTTTCTTTAAAGTCACCATCGGCTTCTTCATAAGCCAATTCAGCATTTGTATATGAATATACGGGGTCAATGAAAGGTTCTAATTGATTTTCCTCCCATTGTTGTGGTGACAATACTATCGGAACTTTAAAGTGTCCTGAACTTCCCGAACCTGTGGCTTCACTAATTCTTTTATTTTTCATATATTTTACTTAACTATAAATATACAATTAAAGAATAATGGAACAAGAAAAACAACCACTCGGATTTTTATTTGACAGTGTGGGTTATAACAAACCCGAAGATGTCGATAGATTAATTGATGAAATGACAATTGAACAATCTTTTTACCTATTAACACAGTCATTACATTATGTTCACAACACTAGATTGTTTACAATGCAAGAAACTGAAGTAGTGTCAAAAGCATTAAGAATTCTTCACAAAAGAATGTCAGGTAATGATGAAATAACTGAATAAAAAAAAAAAGGTCTCACGGGACCTTTTTCTATTTTTATAATTAATATATTATTGCTCTTAAAAATTCTTCTGATAATGAAGGTTTGTGAATCACAATTGTTTTACCTTCATTTTTCTCAATCAATTTATCTAAAGTTATTTTGAACTCACTCATTACCAAATAACGTTCATTAACTTTGATTTGAATTTCATCAGTGTATTTAATTTTAGTTTCTTTTGGTTTTGTTAAGTCATTACCACAAGACGGACAAAATTTAAAGTTTGATTTTGTTTTAGTCCCACACTCAGTACAATATTGTCTGATATCCTGTGATGTCTTATTTTTAGTTGTTAGTGGTTGTATCTTATACAATATCTGATGAGAAGTATAAGCATTAAATTCCTCATATGAATTTTGGAAATTTTGATTAGATTTCTCACCTTTCTCAACTCTACCTGTTTCGATTGTTTTTTTTGAACGAGGTATATTCAAATTAACTGATGATGTATTAGTGTAATACGAATTTGAACCTCCATTAATAGTTGCCGTATTAGTTGTAAATGTAGTTGGGGAAACATAACCACCTGTGTGAGTAATGTTCGTACCAATTAGAGTATTAACCCATGGATGATATGTGCCGGATTGGCCAAGATTAAGGTTATTTACATGAACAACCTTTTCATCATAGAACTCTACCCTAACATCCCCATTTAACACTATTGCCGATTGATTCTTGGTAGTATTGTTAACAGAATAGGTACTGAACTGAAATTTATTATTAGTGTCTAAAAACCTCTCTAAAAACACCCTTTGACCTGGTTTAATAACAATACCACTTGTTGAGATATACTCACCATTTAGTTTAATTTTACAAAGTACCGTTTTTGTTGTTGGATTATGAATTTCGAATTCAAAATTGTCTTTGTCTTCCATGAAGACTAGGTGTCCATTGTAGATTTTTAGACGCGATTTTTTCTTTGTGATGTGAGCGTTTGGTTTACTCACCGCAGTTGTGTAATTCATTTTAATTAATTTTATAATAGTTAATGACTATGTTACTGATACCTTCGTGTCCGTGAATACTCAAAAGTCAAAATGACTCGGGACCAATAATCTAAAATCTATTGATAAATATATGTGAAAAAATTTTGTAGTGTAGTAAAAACCACTTATCTTTGTATAAATATTTAAACATCTACACATATGAAAAACTTAATTACCATCATTCTTTTTATTTTTATTTCAAATTTATCATTTGGTCAACTTACTATTAGAAAAGCGGGCGACTTTTATGAATTAAACGATTTATGGAAACGTGATTCCATATCAGTTAAAAAATTAATGGATAACTACAATTTAAACACTTCTAAATTAACTAATGTTAAATTTTTTGATGAGTTTGATTTAAACTTAGAATTACATGAAAAGTATTCTTACAAAGGATATTCTTATGTTTTGCACAAAAAAACTGGATTAGTTACTATGAAAACAGTTTCTTACGAAGGAAGCTTACCAAGCCCCAACAAATATGTTATGGTTTTTTGTTTTGATGATTATGTCGATAAAAAAATTATTAACATTAAAATATTTTAAAAAAAAAAAGGGTCATTAAGACCCTTTTTTTTTTATTGTTGTTTCATTATTTTTGGAAGTTTAATTATTAATCTTCTATTAGGTGCAGTCTGATTTGTATCTTTTACATCAGGCCATTTTTTTCTCGGAGCATATTGGTCAGTTTGCCCAATTCCATTAGGTATAAAATTTAATTTAATTCCTGGTAAACTATTTTTAAGAATTGATACAATTGTTTCGGCCCTCTTTTTAGATAAAGCCATATCATAATCTTTTCTTTTCTGACCTGAAGCAACTTTACCTTCAGGGTCACCATCAATAGATGATGAAGAAGTTACCAGTACATCTCCGGTAGCGTTAGCATAATTAGTTTTAATTGATTGAATAAACTTATCAAATTCTTGTTTAGCGTCCGGTGTTAATGATACTTTATCAAATTCAAATGGACTTTCAACATTTAATTCAAATGGTACCTCTTCCAGTGTTTCTTCTGGTGTTTCTTTAGGCTCTCCTGAATAATATGATGTATGTCCGGCAGAAGGATATAATTGAATATAAATCCCGTTACCACCTTTTTTAACATATGTGAGTGGAGATATTGTACCATCTTCAGATTGTGTTAAACCAAGTTCCTTTAATCTTTTTACGTCTTGTTGTAGTATACTAGCAGTATAAACTATTGGTCTACCAATCATTTTTGGGTCTCTTGGTGTTCCAATTTGTTTGTAATTTGAAAGAAGTGCAATAAACGTAAAATCAGTATTATTATAGTTCTGAGGTTTAGCATTAGGGGCCGAATTTATTTCGGCATAAAAATCTTCAGCAATTGCAATACTCTTCTCAAACCCTTTATTAGGAAGTTTTAATTCGAATGTTTCAGAATCAACTTTAAAATCGGCGACATTACCATTCATATAAATTTTAGGTATTACCATATCATTTACTTCGTCTACGATTGCGTAGTATAATTTACCGTCACGAACTTTAAATTTTAAGCCGGTACCGTCTATCTCATAGTAAGATAAATCCTCAGATTCATTTTGTTCTGATAAGTACAATCTTTTAGTTGCACTTTCGTGAAGATTTAAAATTCTATTTTTTTCATCCTCACTTATATTCCAAGTTTGTTTAATCATTTCTATTGTTTTATTATAAATACTTCAAAAAAAAAAAGAGGACAAATATTTGCCCTCTTTTTGGTATATCATAAGATATTGATTATCTCAATTCTCTTAAGTCGAATGTTCTAACACCATCTACAGTAATTCTTCCGTAAAAGCGGTTATTTACCATCTTTTTTGCGTAACGGGTCATAATACCTTTTATCGGTGTAAAGTTGAATGGGTTGTACATTGTTGGAGTTAATTGTAACGGTACGTATGGTGCGTAGATGTAACCTGTGTCTAACAATGATGTTCCTTTGTGTCCCATTAACACTTGGTTTGGTGGGAAGTAAGGGTCACGGTAAACTTGGTAACGTCCTGCAAGAGTACCAACTCTTTCAATACCCATGTTGTATTGGTCTTGCTCAGGAGAAGCGTTTGATACGTGGAAGTATTCTAAATCGTCAAAGATAGCTGAGATTTCAGAAGAAACTACAATCCAGTTCGCTCCACCTCTTAATGTAGATTTGTGGATTTGAGCAGAGATTTGGTTAATCGCTGTGATAAGCGTTTGGTTCCAGTCTTTTTGAGTGTAAGGAACTGCAGAAGACCCTAAACGTTTCCAACCATTGTAATCCCAACGTAAGTTCCATGCTGCACCTTTACGTAAATCTCTTAAGATTTCACGGTCGATTTCAGCCGCAACTTGCTCAGATAATAAAGCTGTTAATTCAGCTTCAGCATCGATGTTGTGGAATGCAGCAACGTCTTGTGCCATTTCAGGAGACCATTGTGCTCTTAATTTTCTTTCTGTTACAGAAACAGTTACTGACATTAAGTCAAAAGAAACTTCACCAATTCTATCTTCAAACTCTAAGTTTCTGTAGATTCTATAAGAAGCGGTAAATGCTTGATTATTAGCTGTAGTAGATGAGAATGTTGAACCTGTGTAACCGTCCATTGAACCACCACAAGTAATACATACTGGTACTTGTAAATCAACTTCTAAATAGATTTTTCCTTCAGCATCACATAAATCGTCATATTGACCACCACCTGTTTTACTTTCAGGGAACAATAAACTCTTGTTATTATTTCCATACTCAACAATACCTTTACCATATCTTTGAGTTACAACTCTAAATAAGTAAGGATTAGATGTGTTTGCAGATGTTGTAAAGTTTCCTGTAGCACCATAAATTGTCAAATCTGCTAAGAAAGATTCGTTATCCATTGGTTGACCATCAGGACCGATTAATTTACCAGCTCCATTAGATGCGAAACCTGACATAACAACTAATACTTTTCTGTAGTTATCTGTCGCGTAAGCTGCAGGTAATAATTGGTCACCAGTCCAAGCAACTGTTACAACTTTAGTACCATTAGTACTTAAATGAGTAACCGCTGAGAATTGTCCTTTTGAATAGTCATATAAACCTGGTGGGTCTAAAGCTGGTTCATTACCTTCATAGAATCTATCGTAAAGGTCTTTAGTGTTGTTGTAGTTGTAACCACTTCCTGGTCCATTAGGTCCATCAATAGCGTCGTCATAACCAGGTGCTCCATAAGGTTTACGGTGAATACCATTGTCTTCTGTTGAATCCACAGTATACGCTTGAATGTTTGGTACGAAGTAGAATAATTTACCAATTGGTAAGTTCATTGCTTGTACAGAAACGATGTCGTTAGATAATAATTTAGAGAATACTCTTCTAACAATTGGGAAAACCACTGTTTCAAATGCACCTGTATCAGATGTAGATGATGCTTCGTTAATTAAATACGATGCTTGGTTTTCATATAATTGTGCAACGTTTTCTCTCATGTGACCTTTAAGACCCTCTAAGAATCCTAATTTGTCCCATTTGTTGATTGTGTCTTCTTTGATAACTTTAAGGTGTTTTAACCCGATGTTACCAACTAATCCTGATTCTAATAATGCTCCCATTTTAAAATATTTTGTTTTTAATTTTTATTTATTTATTTTGATTACCCTAATTTACTCATTAAATCTTTCATTCTCATGAATTGCGGATTTTCGTAAGTTTTTGATTCAATTAAAGTAGTCGATGAACCTGTAGATACTGTTTTTTGAATTCTGTTTTCTACCGATTCACTAAGTGATTTTTTAATTTCCGGTTTAGATAATTCACCTTTGATTGACTGATAAAGATTTTTAGATTCTTTTAAAGTTTCAACATCGTCAAATCTTCTTAAGATATTAATTTTTTCTTTTTTAGTAGTCGAATGTTCAGTAAACAATCTAGTTGCGTATGCCAAGTTTGAATTGAAGATTGCAACTTCGTTAAGTTTTTCTCTGAAAACATTTAACGCTTTTCTGTATTCTTCATTTTTTTCTCTCAACATAGTTACCTCTTGTTGAGTAGATTCTACTTTTACTCCATTATTACTGTAAACATAATTTCTGTTATTAGTAATACCTTTTCTAAGTCCTCTACCTTCTTTGGAACCCATTCCGTATGTTCTAGCAGCTTCTTTTGTTTCTTCTTTTTCAAAAGCTTTTCTTTTTAAAGTGTCACCTTTTTTAGTAGTGTAATCTTCTTTCCCTTTCATGGTTTTAGATTTTTCACCCTTATTCATTCCGTAATCACCTTCTTTTGTTTCTGCCTTTACAACTTTGGATTTTCCTTCCATATTTCCACCTTCTTTGTATTCGAATTTTGCTTTACCTGTTCCTACTGATTTAGGTCCTTCTTTTCTTTTTTCATTGAAACCACCGGCAACTTTTTTATATTCAGTTTTACCAGGTCCATTTCCAATTCCAACACCTTTAGGTTTAATTGTTGATTTTGATTCTCTAACAGTTCTTCTTTGGTTGTAAGATTCTTCTAAGTCCTCTTCTTCGTCCATCATGTCTTCTTCGTCCATCATGTCTTCTTCGTCCATCATGTCTTCTTCGTCCATCATGTCTTCTTCGTCTAAATAATCACCTTCTTCAAGGTCACCATCTTCGTCGTCAAATTCGATTTCAAACATAACTTCTTGGTCATCATCTTGGTCTAATTCAATGTCATCTGTATTACCATTAGCAAAAATCGCATCGAGTACGTCATCTGTAGTTTGGTCATCCATTTCATCTAATTCTTCAAAATCAAATTCCATGTCATCCATTTCGTCTAACAATTCATCCTCATCTTCAGATTCACCAAGTTTAACAAGATATTCTGAGTCATTATCGTTATCAGTTAAATGAATGTCATCACCGTCTTTTTTTACGATAATACCATCTTCTTCACCCATAGCTTTAAAAACTTTAAGAATTTCCTCATCAGAGGCTCCCGTTAAGTCAATCGGACTTTCGTCAGAATCCATGTCCATGTCAAAATCCATGTCCATTTCATCCTCATCTTCATTATCAATATCCATATCAAAATCCATTTCCTCTTCGTCAGAGTCCATATCATCATCCATGTCAACATCTAATTCAACCTCATCTTCTTCTTGTTCAGAAAGAGATTCTTTTACTAACTGATTGATTTCTTCCTTCATAGTAGAAGCAAGTATTCCTTTTGCATTTTCGGCAATAGCTTCTTCAACTTGTTTCATTTGAATAAGTGCCTCTTGTACTAATTTGTTATTTTCTTGCATGAAAAATTATTGTTATTTTGATTATAAATATTACCAAAAACAAAAAAAGTTTATTTTATCCAACTATTAGACAAAATAAACTTTATTTAAGGGTAAAAAAAAAGTGGTCATATTTGACCACTTTTGTTAAATTGAGTTAAACCAATTATTGAATTACTTCATCAATTTTACTTTCAGAGACTGCAGTGATTCTCCACTCATGTGAGAACCCCTCATATTTTTTTGTAACTTTGGCTTCAACATCTGTTACTGAATAACCATTTACAAGTTTCTCTTCTCTAATTTTTTTAATTTTACCTGTGTTCTCATCAGGTAAGTCGTACTGAATTTTTGCTACGAAATACTTTTCTTCCATGTGTTTTTTTATTTTCCTAAAAAGTCGTTTAATTTTTTCATTAAGTCAACTGACTTCTCCACATAATCGTCTTTTTGTTTATATTTTTTTTCTTCTTAAAGATTTTCTTAATACTTGTCTCTATCGTCAGCATTTGTAAACAAATACGCTCCCGGTGTTGATGGTGATGATACTAAGTCGAAACAAATTAATTCAAAATCATCTTGAACTTCATTTCTTTCACCTACTTTTTTAAGTGAACCAACTCCACGAGAAGAAATACCTAAAGTAACTCCTTGTCTCATTAAATTTGCCGCTTGGTCTCCTTTAGTTGAAACAATTCCTCTTTCATGAAATCCCGGGGAAGTTAATAATTTAAGTTTTCCCATTAATATGTTTCTGTCCCACCATACGTCAGTAATGATATGAGATACTCGGTCTAAATCAATTAAAGATGATTCAGGGTGATTTAACTCTGATGTTGATAACCCTTTTTCAATTGCAATTTTATAATTGTCAGCCTCTCTTTTTAATATCCTTTCAGGATATGTTCTACCGTTTCTATTAGGTGTGTCATATTTTTGTAAAACAGCATAAAATTCAAATGGGTTTCTATAGTCCATTTCTTTAGCTTCTCTCAAAACTTTTTCATTATGTTTGTCTTTTGGTGAAACCCAACCTGCGTCAGCCTCAACTAATATACCGTGTCCGGTTTCGGTTGCTTCTAATATTCTTAATTGTTTCATTAATTCTTTTTAAGATAAATATATCGATTATGATACTTTACAAGATAACCTCTTTTTTTGTAGTTGAAAATTCAAAATATTTGTTCGTTGTGATGTTATTATTATAGATAGATTGTACTATATTTTTTACGGATTCTTTAATTTCAGGCGATTTAAAATCTAATTCATTTGTTGCGTATAGATTTATTTCTAAATTAAAAAATGATTTTTTACCGTGAGATATCCCACTGGTTCTTAAATCTAAATCCACAATACTTTTATTTTGGAATAAATTTGTGTTAATGGATTTAAAAACAGAATGTTTAATCTCCCGACTTAAATTGGAAACAACTCGATTCCAATTATCGTATTCATCTTTTGGTGTCACCCATGATTGAATGTTTATGTAAACTGATTTTAAGTTTTTTGAATCTACGGTACCATAGACTGATTTAATTGGATTGTATAAATTTAATTTTACACTTTTTCCTTTTTTCATTAAAGTTTTTCATTATAAATGTTTATTGGTTATAATGAAAATATAATTGAAATTATTGTTTATGTCAAAAAAAAAAAGTGTTTTTACCGTTTGAATAGTAAAAACACTTATTGATTTATAATGTAATATGTT